ATCAAGCGAGGCTGGGTTGCTGTTGTAAGCAACGCAGCAGGTTATCGTGTAATTTAACTTGCATCGAAAGGTACTCTTGCCGATTGTCTCAAACTCCATATATGGAGAATCCGGAACGACGACAACAGCCGGGGCCGGAATCTGCTCTGGAACATAACTAAATATGTTGGCAGAAACTCCAGCAAGAGCTGTGGCAAGAGGAGTACGAACTGCTGAAAGGATAGTGCTCGGCATTACTGAGCCATCGTTTCAACATCGATATAAGGTCCTAGGAGACCAACGCAGCGATTAAACAAGCTGCGCCCCATCCGATATGGCGACGGCGCAAAATCGAGCCCTTCGATCTGTCCACCAGGAGCCGTGCGAGATTGGAAAACTTCAACTGAAACTACAATGATCGCGGATTCAACCGCTGATACTCCAACATAAGTTGAAGCGCCTGTAAGTGTTGCGGATCCGCTAGGGATGACATTCTTTTCGAGGACATCGGCATTAGTGATGTTTGCTGTAAATGTGTATGCATCGACATCAGCATTGACTGTTCGAGTGCCGTTAAATGGTGTTCCGCATCCGGCAATGACAACTGATTGTCCTTCTGTAAATTCATGAATTCCTACTGTCGTAAAGGTTGCGACATTATTAGTCAGCGAAACCATTTCAACTGGTGCTGCAAAAGTTGTAAGCAAAGGCAAGATAACTGCCTCAGATGTATCAATAATATCATTTAAATAAGCATCGCTGTAAAGAGCAGACGAAACGCCAAGCACCGATCTCAACTCTGACGCTGTGATAATACTTGGCATTTCATCCTCTCTAAACTGCTGGCGGGGAGATCGGGAGCAACCCCCCCGCCATGACTAAATTACACGTTAAGTGTAAATGAACCTGCTGCTGTAAGTGTTACTGCTGAGCCGTAGCCGTAGTATCCAACTTCAACCTGACCTGTACCAACGATGTTAGTACGTAGTTGTAATGGAGCTGCTGATTCGTACCAAACAAATGAATCGCCATTAACGATCATCAATGAATCATCGGTTGCACCCTGAGTTGCATTAGGTGATACGTAAACTGGAAGTCCCATTACAGATCCAACGAATCCTCCTGGGTTTACAGTTCCGACATTGTTGATTGCGTTTCCAGCAACATTGAACAATGGACGCTTTGATGAATCGTTCAACTTGATCATGTTTGCCCATTGTGTAGGTGTGCAAACGATCGCTGTTGGAAAACGCTTTGTAGCTGCATAAACTGATGCAGCACCGCGAGAAATGAATCCAGCGAATGTATCGCCGTCGAATGGAAGTGTGATTACTGTTGAATCAAGTGTTCCTGCTGCCAAAGCATCGTACATTGCCTTATCTGTTGCAGATGCATAAGCATTTGCCATAAGACGTACAAGCTCATCAAAGAATGCTGGAGATGTGCGATCTAGAACTTCTACATCGAATTTCTGCATTCCTGCGTACTTTGAAACTGTGCAAGAAACATACTCAATTTCAACCTGAGTATCTGAGAAAGCACCCTTTTCAGCAGCAGCAGCTACTGTTGGCGCAGTCTTAACACGTGGAATCTCAAAAGTAAGACCAGCAGCCGGCAAGACTGCGTTACGAACTGCTGCAATAGCAGGACGAATATTTGTTGTCTTTGGATCCCAAATTGTTGCTAACTGTGGTGTTGGTACAAGACCAGCAACCTCAGTTGATGTTGTATCTGATGCAGCAGCAACATATAACTTAGATGTCTCATCGCCCATTGCTGCGCGAACTGAGTGCTCTAGGTATGAACCTGCTGAAACGATAGGTGTACGAACGCGCTGTGAGTTAAGCGGATGTGATGTCGCCTTAACTTCAGCCTTAGCAGCTTCAACCGTCTCGGTTGATACTGCCTCTGAAACGGTTTCTGACACTAGGTCGTCTCCTTCTGTCTTAGGTTCCTCAATTTGAGGTTCCGGGGTTGATTCGCTTGCAGCTTGACCTTGGGCTTCTGCTGCTGCGACCTTTTCCACTTCTGCTCCTGGGATTGCTCCGTCAGTTACAAGTGAAACTTCAATTAACTTCGATGCACTGATAGCCATAACGCCATCCTTGTTATCCCACGCATCTACTTGAACTCCAACGCTGAAATCTGAACGAAGTCCAGTTGCAGCTTCAACAAGTGCATCATTTCCAGCAGTTGTCTTAGCGATCTTGAATGATGCAGTAATTCCTGTATCGTCCTGAGACCATTCGATCAATTTGCCAAGAGGCTTTGTCTGATTGTGTTCTAAAACTAGTTTGGTGTTCTTGCTAAACTCAATTGAGTTAGGAAGGAATACTGTTGAACCAGCAGATGTATTTCCTACTGAGTCCCATTGAACGATGCGACCTGCAATGATGCGTGATTCGGCATCTGATGCAGTAATTGTTACTGGCATTGTTATTTTCATGAGTCGATTAAGTCCTCTTCTTCGCGAATTTCTTGAACGGTCATTGCACCGATTCGATTCAGGATTTCATAGACCTGAGCGCGCTCTAAAGCGTTTCCGCGCAGGTATTCATCTAGTGAGAAACGGATTTCATTGCCTTGTCCGACAAAATCCGGCATTGACAATCTTTGTTCAATTGCCAAAAGTAAATTACGACCACCAAAATCGATAAGCGATCTACGCTCCGTTGTTGCATTGGAGTAGGTCATTGTGGTCGTTTCAGCACTTGCAAAAAATGCAGGCAGTCCAATAGCGCGGCATAATTCCAACGCGACATATTGACGTGCTTCATTTAGTTGCAGTTTATTTGGATCAATTCCCATTGCCTGCAATTCAACGTCGGCATTTAAAAATGCTGTTGATCGAGTTGTGCGGGCAACGCGCCAGGCTTCAAGCAATTTGCCAATACGCTCGCTAGTAAGATTTGTTCCGTTTGACTTTAGAACCATCATCGGTACTGGCTCTTTAGCAAATGCTTCTGATGCGTTTTCCAACGCGATTGCAGCTCTGATTGTTCGGCCTGCGCGAGATAAGAATCCTTCATCCAAACCATTGAACACTACAAGAGATCCAACGCCCATTGAAGGAACATCGTATCCATCTACTGTGTAACCAATAATTTCTGTTTGCTGCGCGTTTGTTTTGTAAGTTACGCGACCAGGTGCAACGCGTGTCCATTCTTGAATTCGTCCATCTGCATACATAGCCATGACCTGTCCATACGCCACGCCGGAAAATAACAAATCCTCTGCAATGAAAGCATAAATAGCAGAACCGGGGACACGCGAATCAGGTTGGTTAATTACTCGATTGGGTTCGACGTGTGCTCCGGTACTTTTAACGTATTGCTCTAGTGGCAATGTTGCAAGGCTGCATAAAATGTTACGTGCTCTTGCAATCGTTGGAATTGCCATCGCTTGTTCGCGTGTAGCACTTGACAACGGATAAAAGAAGTTATTGTAAGTTGAGTTAAAAGGTGCTGGAGTCGCAGCTGCATCTACCGTCAATCCTACCGGTTCAGGAGCCTTCGCGAACAAATCTCTGATAGCCATTAGCACAAAATTATAGCATAATCAACCCAACACGATATCAATTTCTGTGTCTGGTCGTGTCGCAAAGTGAGACACCATTGCCATGCCAACGCAGGCACAAATTGTCGCAGCTGAGGCTTTTCGTCCAAGGTACCATCCACCATCTTTAAACGGCAATTTAACAGCCGATAAAACTTGTTTGTTTAATTCCATCTGATCGCCGTGAACTAATCGCTGGGAGGTAATAGCCGACAACATTTCATCGCAAGCCTGACCATAAATGGCTCCATCAATCGGAGTTGTCGGAATACCGGCTGGAGCCAACCGAGAAGCAACAGCGCCAGCGGTTTGACGGGAATAAGCAACAGTCTCGACTGAGTATTTACGCGCCCATACTGCGATGCTGTTTGCTAGATCCTTATCGTCAATATTTACTGGATTCGAATATGTCTCCAGTAACACAACGCAGAACTTGTCCCCATCAAGTTTCTGAGCTGCCACTAACGCTGCTGCTTTTCGATCTGGTGATAAATCAATTGCCATCCAAGTTGGTTGCTCCCGATCCAAAGCGAGCATACCCTTAGATGCGCACTCTGACCAACTTGACGGATTGATGGCTGGATTGATTTGACTCACCCATTGGCACAATAGTTCTGTGCGAATAATAGACTCATCATCTGACATTGCCGATTTTAGATTGTCGATGTGAATTGTATGTCCAAGGCTGGGATTGGCTTGTTGCCAGCCTTTAATATCATCGATGGAGCAACCGGGTTCGGCACTCCATTCAAACCAACCGATTGGATCATCCGATCCAGCAGCTGCTGCAAGTCCTCTTTCGCGCATGCGATTCAAAATTACGGAATGTTGGTCCCCGGCATTGCTATACATGATCGCCTGCGGATTCTTGCTTGCCATTTGAGTAAATCGAAGCGATGCCCAAACTTCATCATCTTTATATTCTCGAACTTCATCCAGGTGAATAACATCCGGCGCTGCAATACCACGAGCAGCCGAGTTATTGGCTCTGACCAAGTATCTAGTGCCGTCATTGAGTTTAATCTCTTGACTTCCCTTAGTTTCGTACTTTTTTACAAACCGAGTCACAAGTTGTTCATTGGCTTGAATGATCTCATCAATTTTCCAAAAGATTTCAGATGAGGTTGTAAGTTTGTGAGCAGTGTGAACTTGCAAGCGCTCACCCCAGAGGAACATCCCGGCCAAGATTCGCAGCTGCATAAATGTACTTTTGCCATTCTGCCGAGCAATAATCACCCCGATTTCGTTGTGGTACCAGCGCCCATCAGGCTTGACTCGGTGCATCTCAATCGCAAGCAATTTTTGCCAAGGGAGCAGTTTGAAGTATTCGCCGGTAACTGGATCCTTGATTTTCTCCACAAAGTCGATCATTTCCTGTCCGCGAGAAGGTAAATCGACCGGTTTTGACCTAATACGCGGTTCTGTCGCCCCTAGGTAAGCCGTAGGAGGGCTATCTAAGCCTTTTTGAGGGTTTTGAGTCATAGTTACTCGGATGCTTCTTGATAGTGGCTTATTGAGCCGTTTCTAGGGTTAAAAGATCCAAGGGGGGTCATGGGTGTCGGTGCGCTCTCAAAAAAACCACCCCCCTTTGCTAAATTACATCTTTTGCATAACGCTTGAAGGTTATCCATAGAATCATCTCCTCCTAAGCGCCTAGGTATGATGTGATCGACATGGGTAGCCTCCATGCCACATCGCTGACAAGTATTCTGATCTCTCTTTAATACTCTACTACGAATCTTGCGCCATAGTGCTGTACTGCCATCATCTCTTAATGCTGATTGCTTAGCCATCAATGAAAATTGTTTCTTTGAAAGAATAACCAAGCTGCACAAGGTGAGCCATAGCGATTATCGATGTACTTCAATCCCCACATAATTTGTTGCTCGATTGTTGCAGTCTTTAGATATATAGATCGTCCTTGTGGTATTCCATAATGAGATCCATTAACTGCATTTGGTCTCCAATTAGATTCTTTTGTATAAAGTTTATCCAGGCAGTTCATTTGTTGTTCATCATCGACTAATACAGCTGCATATTCTTTTGCTGTTAATTCTTTAACATCATCAGGTGCAACAGCGTAAGCCGGTGTAAACAGAGATATCCCAATAGCTACTAGCACCGAGCGACCTACCCGCCTCAGCGGGTCGCTCTGAACGCCTGATGCGTTCTGCGTCGATAGCGTACCATTCATGTCAAATCCTTTCGTAAAAGTGCAGGTCAAAGCGGTGTTTCTATTTAGACCCTCCCCATCCTGTTCCTTTAAATGAGATTGCAATATTGCTCCAAACTCGACTCATTGAAACGCCACAACAGATTGGCTGACGATCGTCCTCCATTGACTTTTCGATTTCCATAGTTATTTCGCAGCTGACGCATCTAAATTCATAGACTGGCATATTAGACAACTTCCTTTCATAAACATCCAGGCTCCGCAACCTGTGCATCTTGTGATTTCGTCTGTTGGTATTAGATCAGCCAATATCGGCATAATGTCTTTGAGTTTGACAAATGCTAAGTATTGACCTGCATCCTCTCCCTGACCATTGCATCGCATAATTACCATTGGCAATTTACCAGCTGCATTTGATTCGGCTTGTTTGATCCAGGCTAAGGGTTGAAAATCAGCCCTAGCCTTAACCTCGATCGAAATGGTTGGCACATTGAGAATGTCCTCTCCTTGCCTACCTGCCCCGGCCGTATCTGCATATGGAAACCATTGTTTAAGATAATCCGCTATAACCTTTTGGGTTCTATAGCCCCTCGTCTTTCGATGATTAGCCATTGACTGAATGACATTTTTTACAAGTCCATGTGGCATTAAATGGAGCATCTGCACTTTCAATATTTGCAAGATGAGCAATAATCACTTCATCGTTGCATAACTGGCAATGAACAGACATAGACATTAAATTCATCCATTGACCATTGACATTTACTTCTACAAATCCCATCAGACGCTCCTTAACGCTTGTCGTTCCCATTTGCCAGTTGAGGCAAGTTTGTACCAAACCGTTGAGCATTTGGCTTCACCGGTTCTAGGTGCATAAGCGCAGAAAAATCCGCCCCAGGCACGTCCGTTC